GTACCTGGAGAATTTTCTTGCTCTTCAAAAAAATTAAATTCTCCTACATCACCAATAGCATCCACTCCAACTTCAGGACCAGTTGCACCAGCAATACCTGCTTGACTCATTGGAGATATCTTAGTTTTACTCTGTCTTGCTCTTCTATTTTTTAATCCCGCTTCTATTGTTTCAATATTATCTTGTATTTGTTGTTTTGCGTCTGTAGATAAATTATATAAACCTACTGTTGTTGGAAATAAACGCTCTAATATATTAGATGAGTTTGTAGGAACGTAATTAGGATCTCCTGGTTTTGGAGCAGTATAAGTTCCAGATCCACCTGCTGTTGTTTGTATTGGAGGATTTACAAATATTTGATTGCCAGCAGATGGAATACGTTTAGCACCTGCCCCTATTTGAAGATTAGGTTGCGTTGGATTACCAGACCCCATAAATACCCCAGTTTGAGCTTTTATGATCTCTGGTCCACTAGCCATGATACCAGTGCTTTTTGTCACACCACCTTTACGAAACATTTTTCTATTGTATACACTCATTATGTAGGTCTCACTCCAGTGTTAAATAAGTTACCTATTCCACCAGCACTTCCCGCAGCACCAAGACCTGCAATACCAAGACCTAATAACTGTGATGTTCTACTTGGTGGAGGTGTGGTTGTTGTAGAATAAGTTTGTTGCAACGCTGGAACACCTCTAAATATATCTGACATAAATCCTATTCTCTGGAAAGGCAATGCTTGTTGTGCTAATTGATTTGCTCTTGTTACATCAAGTTGTCGTTGATCTTGACCTTGTTGTAATCCACCAATACCTAACAATGTATTAACATCTTGTACACCCATTTGTTGTCCAAGTTGTCCAAGACCTGCTGTTTGCATACCAAGTTGACCTACAGATTGACCCAACTGCCCAGTAAGTTGTGCTTGTCTTAATTGTTGTTGGGCTGCTTGTTGAGCTAAATTCTGTGCTTGTTGAAAACCAGCGGATCTTAGTTGTGCTCCAGTTCTCGCTTGTTGATCTAATACATTTGCTGCAATTTCACCTTGTGCAATTCCTTGTCTTGATCCACCAAAAGCACCTGCACCTACGGCACTTGCTCCTAATTGAGTTTGTTGCTTGGCTCCTTGATCTGCAATGTCTTGATATTGTTTTTGTATTACATCTTCCATGAATGGATTCATAAACTGTTGATAAGAGCTTGGATCTATTCCTGCCGCGGCAACTCTTTGTTGTGCAGTTCCTAGTTGTCCAATGCCTTGACCTATAGCTTCTGTTCCTTTTTGCAGAAATGGTTCAAATGATCCCACACCAGACATGGCTCTTGATATTGCTTGTTGTTGTCCTGGAGAAAGTGCCGCTAACTGTTGTGCAGAAAAAGGCATTTGTGTACCAGTCCCAGTTAATCCCTTTGCACTTGCAAAAATATCCGCTAAAAATTCTTCTTGAAACGGGGCAAGTCTAACGGTTTGTTCTGTACTTTGTGTAGCCATTATGCGACCCTTTCTAATTTAGACATCATATCATACATTCTAGCTGCACCCAAGTCCCTATCACCACCACCAGCACCACGAACTGATTTAGCAGTCAATACAAACTCACCATCGGAAAGTCTAGCAGGCACAGAGTCACTTGTCCCTGTTCCAGGGCCTGTGATTTCTCCTCCGTCTGCAACAAACTTAGTTGGTGTTACGCCTTGTTGTTTTCTTAAATCTTCAAAATATTCATTTCTTTCATCTTCGTCATCTAAATTGTATGATTTGTTTCCAACTAAACCTATACCTAATCTGGATCTACCAACTGGATCTGGTCCTTTTAATCCTTTCGTTTGCTTTTCTTCTTCACCTCCAAGTGCTAATGCACCAAGTCCAAGAGATGCTATTCCAGTTGGAGAAGAAGCAAAGTCACCTATCTTACTAAAAATACCAGGATCTTTTGGTGGAACATATTTTGGAATAGATTGAGTTACTGCACTTGCACTATCAATCCCTTTAGCAGCGTCTGCACTCGCTCTTGTTACAGGCACTCTTCCTGGAGGTATAGCTGTGGCAGTATTAAAACTTCCTTGTGCAGTATATCCACCTATACCACCAAGAAGTGCCGCAGTTAGTGCGTCATCTGTATCTCCACCACCGACCAATGATCCTATTCCACCACCAAGTGCACCACCCAATGCAGCGTACCCTGCCGGTCCACCAATGTACATACCAATCGCACTACCAATCACTGGTGCCGCTTGTTTTAATGTTTTGGTGATGTTCTTAAATATGCCCATAGCTTATACTACCAATTATTCAGTTTTTGTTCAATACTATATCCTTGCTGCTGCACTTGTTGTCACTCTTGTCTTTGATACATCTTGTATACTTGCCACTACATGCAATCTGTTTGCCGTAGCTGCTTGTACTTTTAAAGACTCTCCACTTTGTAAAACTAATTCTCTTGTTAATAGTTCTATTGTTGTATTAGCACCAACGGCTTTGACTTTAAATAAACTAAATATAGCACTGCTAGTATCAACCAAAGTTACTGTAATTGTATCTGCATTACCACTATCTTCAGACACTAATATGGATGTTACAACGGCTGCATTAAAGTCTGCATTAGTTGGTACAGTAAATAAAGTTGTAAGATCTGTAGTTGTTAAATCTACTTTAGCGTTTAACAGACCTTGTATATATTGGGGAATACTGGTGATTAACATTAACGTCTACCATCCTCTCGTATATCAACTCGTGGTGTGCCTAATTTATATTTTGTGCCCAATGATGTAGAATCTATTCTAAGTGCAAAAGATCTACCTCGTAACCTATAATCCAATTTTTCTGTAAACTGTTCTATAGGACTGGTTGCAGATCTTTGTGTTGCACCTTCTGTTGTCTCATTAAAGTTAGACCCTGGAAAGTTCTTTGCCTTCATTGTAAATGATACATCTGGGTTAACACTGGTTGATCCATCAAACGTAATATCTGGTATCACTCTTTTTAAAAATACAAACTTATCTCCGTCACCTATGTCTATTGGTGCTGATTCAATAAATGATGTCATTGCAGAGCCGTCATCATCAAAACCTACTTCGTGATTATATAAATATTGACCACCAGTAGCTATCGGTAGTGTACGGATGCCTCTATCAAGCCATGCTTGTCTTGCTAGTGTTCCATAATACCAAACTTTTTCTATATAATTATAAGCCACATAGGAATCTATTTCTGTACTACTGGATGTGGGATAAAACCATAGTATCTCACTAAATTCAGAGTTTACACCTGCGTGTACTTTATCTCTTTCTTCAAAATTAAAATTTAAAAATACTTTATCTTTTACAGTGCACGGTAACTGTAAAGTTTGACCACCAGAGTATAAATAAAATGTGTCCACACCCATCCAAAACACGCTATCTTCCACGGCTATAGCTGATGCTGAACTCATTATAGTTATATTTTTTGATAATTCTTGCAAACCAAAAGTAAACGGAGGACCTATGAACTTCATAGAATGTAGTGTTTTATTAGTAAAACATAATATTTGTTGTTTTGTTTCAACAGCTTGTACAAAGGTAGATCCACCACCTAATCTCAAATCACCTGCTGTATTTGTAGCAGTTGGAAAAAAATCTACTGGATTTTCTTGTGATGAAAAACGTATTAATAAAGGATCTTGAGTTCCGTTACCTTGTGTAGCAGAAGAATTTGCACCTAATCCATCACAACCGAAAGCTATGACATGTCTGTCTTGATCAGACACAAGGACTTGTTTAGCAATAGTTGGTACACTGGTTTCTCCAGAATAAGTAGAAGTTGCACTTAATTCTACAGCCCTTGCAGACAAACCACTTGATTTATCCCAGTAAAAAAGACCACCGTCTCTAGGGTTTATAATTAAATCTTCACCAAAATTATCATGCGACCATAATCTAATCTGTGCTCCAGGAGTCGTGACACTAGCTGCGTTACCCCACCCAACAAAATCATTAGCAGAATCTGCATTTCCCACGGCTAATCTTACAAGTGTATTGTCATCATGAGCCACGGCAGTCGTTCCACTGCTACCTCTTGTAACATTTAATGTGTTATCGTCAGTGTCTCCAGCAACTAACATGAGTTCTTGGTCAACTAATATCAAGTCATTGGCTGTGGTTATTCCCGTTTCATCATCTACATCAACGGCAGTTTCACTATTATCTAATGCTTCGTTCAGTTGTGTTGCCAAAGCACCAGATGTTGTACCGCTCCATTGACCTGCACCCCAACCAGTTCCACCAACTGTTATGTTTAATCCAGTGTTTATTTGATATGCACCTACAACACTACTGCCACCATTACCACTATCTGAAGCGTTTGCCGCAACACTTGATGTAATAGTATACGAATTAGAACTAATTAAAGACACTATTTGAAACTCTGCGTTTAGTATAGTTGCCGTTATTGTGCCACCTAAAGTTGCTGCACCAGAAAAAGTTACAAAATCATTCTCATTTGCTCCATGTGCTGGATCTGTAACTGTTATTGTAGTAGATCCATTTGTGGCAGAAAAAGTTACATCACCAGATCCTGTTGTTAATCTTATTGGTGTTATATCATTAAAAGTCTGCCCTTCTTCTATGTAGTATTTAAGATGTGTGCCTACTCCTAAAAAATCAGATTCATCTAAAGCAACCCAATTATGTAATCGCCTAGCCGCTCCTAAATAAGTGCTTGAACTGTATTTTGTCCATCCACCAAACTTTTCTGGAAAGCCAAACCTAAATCTTACTTTGTCACCATCAATAAAACCACCTTCATTACTGTAAGATGTAATATCAGATACAATACCAGGTTTAAATTTTAAAGCTGTAAAAGGCATCAGTTTGTTGTCCCACCTGTTCTTGTTCCGTTTACTGTGAATGTAGTTTTAGAATCACCATCTATGAAATTACCAGCCGTGCCACCAGAGCCGCCACTACTGAATCCTCCAGAGCTACCAGAAGTACCGTTTGCTCCTACGCCACCTCCATTACCAGCACTTTGAGGATTACTCCCACCGCTACCGCCAGCACTAGCACTACCATTTGCACCATTTCCTCCTTGACTACCGATACCAGTACCGCCTACTCCGCCAACAGTTCCAGCACCGCCACCGCCACCTGATCCGCCAGTAGTATCAGTCACGCCAGAAGCACCGCCACCACCGCCACCACCTAATAAACTACCGTTATTTTCAAAGGTTGTTGTTATTGTTGTTTTAAAAGCAGTGCCACCGTCACCACCATTTCTATCTTGTTTTCCATCTGCATTAGTGCTTAAACCATTATTAGATGCAAGAGTGCCACCACGACCTCCTTGTCCTTGTATAGTTCCATTATTAATCATAGTTAAGAATGAATCAGCACCTATTGTTCCCGTATCAAAAGAAATAGCCGTATCAGGTCTACTGCCAGACGCTCCGATTACAACATCCGCATCAATGGTTACTTTTACATTTATATGATCACTACCATTATAAGAAAAATTATCAGCTAAATGTGTTCCTAAATTAAAATTATTAACACTAGAGGATATTACAACATTAAAAAATGTAGAGCCTCCTGCTCCAAATCCGTGAACATTGAATCCAAATCCCGTCATTATGAATCATTCTTTGCATCTGTTGTAAAAAACAACTTAATACCTAATAATCTTGCATCCCCACTTTGATTGTCTGCTGATACATCTCTCATGATTTGAAAGAATACTAATTCGTCTGTTGAGGGTGAGCCTGCTATTGTAACAGCACCACTTTCTGCACACACATTTAAATCATTTGATGTGCCACTGTGAGCTTTAGCTGTTGCTACTACATTAGTTCCAAAAGCCGTGTTGCATGAACCATCGTCAGCTATTGCAACACCAGATAAACCCCATGCTACCGTGCCAGTATTTGTACCAGTTACAGTAAAAAATGCTTGAAATGTTACAGTTCCTTCATTCCATGATTTAGGAAAAGCTACTGAAAATTGTGCATTTTCGTCTGAACTTGCATCAAAGTCTAATACTTTTATTTCAGGTCCGTTTGACAATTCTGCTTGAGTCAACACTGAACAGCCGTTTGTTGTGTTTGGATACATCGCTGTAGCAGGAACCCATATTGTTTCTTTGCCTGCTACTTTGACAGCAGTTGAATCTTGAGTTAGCGTTCCTGTAACATTCGTGTTACCAGAAACAGCAGCATTACCCGTAACAGTTAAATTATCTGCAACGGTTGTTTCAGAAGTAGTATGTCCAATCGTTACTGCAATACCAGATGTTTCTGTAGCTATCTTCATAGCTCCAGTTTTATTAGCAAGAAATGAATTTGTTCCATCATGATACAATTGCATATCATCACTAGCACCAAATTCTAATGTATCATCAGTGCCTGCCGTAGCGGCATCTCCAAATTTAATTAACTTTCCATTAACATCTAAATTACCACCTAACTGTGGAGTGGTGTCCGTTACAACATCTGTAGATACTTTTACAACAGCAGCACCAGATCCTGCACCATCTGCATAAACCCAAGCCGCTTCACCATTTAATACTGTTGCATTAGCACCAGAACCTTGAGTTAATATAACAGAGTAAGGTCCAGAACTACCAGAGTCTGTAGTTGAGTTGACTATTAAATAAATTTTATCTTGATCGTTAGGTGAGATAGTAACAGTATTGTCTGCTCCCAAAGCTCCAGTAAATATTATAGCTTTGAATCCACCATCTGTTAAAGTTCCATCCGTGGTTGTCAACGTATGAGTTGTTCCTGAAAGACTTACTGATCCTACACCATTTATCGCTCTGTCAATAATATCAAAATTGTTATTTGTAGTTGTACCC